CCTGGATCACCGATGCCCTCACGCATCCCTGACGGGTTGACAGTGGCTCAGACAAGCCGAGGCATTGTGATCACCAGTGATCCGGCAAAGGTCAGGATTATTGACCAAGGGTCTGAGAAAGATGTGGGCATGGCGCTCTTTGGCTATGCATACGACCAGGCCAAAGGGTTTGACAATGTGGCGGTGGCCATGGATAGAAGTGGCATTCCGGTGGCAGAGCTGGCCATCAAGCCTGGTCAGGAAAGACGGGCCATGAGGGCTGCATCTTTACTTGCACCAGATACAGGATCAACTAACATGATGAGCAGAGGCGATGTGGTCAATACTCGCCTCAAAGGTTTACTGGATTAAGGTGGAAATATGGCTACTCAATTTGATTTTGCAAGTTTAGGCAATATGTTTGGCGGTGGTGGTGTGCCAACGGGGCTTGATGCACTACTGACAGAAGACCAGCGCAAGCTCTTGGGCCGTAATGCTGCACTGTCAGCAGCTGGCGCATTGCTTCAAGCAAGTGGCCGAAGTGCAGTCCCAATCAGCATGGGCCAAGCACTTGGATCAGCTTTGCAGGCTGGTCAGCAAGGTTATCAGCAGGCCCGAGCTGGCTCTTTTCAAGATTTGCTTTTGGGTGCAAAACTCCAAGAAGCCAAAACAGCTCAAGATTTACAAAAGCAAGTGGCTGGCGTATTGACTGGCCCTGCACCAACTGCATTGAGTCCAGAGATGCAAGCCTTGGCTGTGCCTGGTATGCAAGCTGGCCCAACGATGGCCCGTGCTGAACTGGCTGCAAATATTCCACAGCCAAGTGCTAATGAGATTAAAGCTGGTCAGTATTTAAGGATCGCAGACATTTATGCAGCAGCTGGCAAAGGTGAAGACGCAAAGCGCTATCAAGACATTGCCAGAGATTTAAACCCAAGGGCTGAAGTTGTTGGCCAACCATTTGAGGTGACTGACCCTAAAGGCAATCCCATCTTGGTCCAGCAATATAAGTCTGGCGACATCAAGACCATGCAAGGCTTTGGGCCAAAGCGTGATGTCGTCTTGCAAAACCTTGGTGGCCAGACTGTGGCTGTTAACAAGTCGTCATTGAAAGGTGGCGAAACATTTGCCCAGACAATGACTCCAAGTGAAATTGCAAATTTGCAAGTGGCCAGAGGCAATTTGGCCGTGGCCCAAGGTGGTCTTGGCTTGCGTCAACAAGAATTTTTGCGTGGTGCGACAGAAATCAGAGAAACCCCAGAAGGCTTTGCCTATGTGCCAAAAGCACCAGGCGGTGCTGCCATGCCAGTCATGGGCGCTGGTGGCCAACAACTCAAAGGTGTCTCTGGCGGTAAGCCGACAGAGGGTGAAACAAATGCTGCTGGCTTTGCCCAGCGCATGGAATTGGCTCAAAGCATCATTGGCGGTTTGCCTGCTGGCTCACAACCAGGAGCAATGACTCGCACTCTTGAGGCCATCCCGTTTGTGGGTGGTGTAGCGGCTCGAAGTAGTCAAAATGTGCAAACGCAACAATTTGACCAAGCAGCGCAAGACTGGATTCGCGCCAAACTGCGCAAAGAGTCTGGTGCTGCCATTGGCGTGGATGAGGCGCGACAAGAATATGCGACCTATTTCCCAATGGTGGGCGATACACCAGAAAAGATTGCGCAAAAAGCAGAAGCTAGGCGCGTGGTTACATTGGGAATGCAAAAGGCCGCTGGCAAGGCTTATGAGCCTTACACACCATTAGCGCCTGCACCGACTGCTGTCCCTGCTGCACAGCCAATGATGTCTGGTGTCCCAACATGGGACCCAGTCAAAAAACAATATGTTTACCAGTAAGGTGAAGTTATGACCCAATATGTGAATGTCATTGGTGTTGGTCCAGTCGGGTTTCCTGACGACATGACCAAAGAGCAGATCACCGAAATATTAAAGACAATGCCGCCTCCAGTGGCTGCACCAGCTCAAGCGCCAGACACACTGGGCCGTCAAGTTGGAATGGCTGTTCGACCCATGGCCCAAGCGGCATTGACTGCTGGTGGCCTGCTGCCTATGGTGGTCGATCCCATGGTCAACTTTTTTAACTTGGCTGCTGGGACAAGAATCCCAACGCAAAGCCAAGCCGTTGAAAGAACATTGACAGGCATTGGATTCCCAGAGGCTAGAACACCCCAAGAGCGAATCATGCAAGATGTGGCCACTGCGGGTTATGGCACTGGTGGTGTTGCCCGTGTTGCTGGTGAAGTCGCACCAAGACTGCCTGGCGTGGCTAGAGACTTGGCTAAATTCTTTGCGCAAAGTCCACAGGCTCAGACAGCGGCTGCATTGACAGCATCAGGCGCTGGTGGAATGTTGCGTGAAGGTGGTGCGCCTCCAGCTCTCCAAGTTGGCGGTGCAATGTTGGCTGGTATGGTCGCCCCTGGTGGTCCAACACTTTCGACAACTCAAAGAGCATTGGCAGCACCAAGTGGCTTGGTCAAACCATTTACGCAAGCAGGCCGTGAGGTCATTGTTGGCAATGTCTTAAACAGATTGGCCACAGACCCAGAGCGCGCAGCGCTTAATTTGCAGCAGGCCCAGCCACTTGTCCCAGGTGTGAGGGTCACGACAGCAGCTGGTGCGCGTGATCCTGGCTTGGCTGCGGCTGAGACTGCCATTCGCGCATTGGACCAGTCTGGTGCATTCCCAAGCGTATTGTCTGCAAATCAGCAGGCTTTGCTTGAATCGTTCAGAAGGCTCGGTGGCCGTGGTGGCGATGTAACTCAGCCTGGCTCTATCCCATACGCTGAAGCCAAACGCACCAGCATCACTGCCCCAATGCGTGAATCAGCGTTTGCTAACAAACAGCCCGTAAGTGTCGAGCCAATCACAAACGCCATCAGCGGCATCATGGCCAACCCTGCAACCCAGCGCAAATCAGTCGATGAGGCGATGGGCTATGTCAACAGTTTATTGGCTAGGCGTGTCGATCCAGAGACTGGGACTATTGACCCAATGGCTTTGTACAGTGTCAGAAAAGACATTACAGATGCCATGGCTGGCAAGTTGGCAGGCGAACAAGCCAATTTGCGTTTGGCAAAGGGCCAGCTGGCAGACCTATTGCCAGTCATTGACAACGCCATTGAATCTGGCGCTCCAGGCTTTAAGAGCTACATGGAAAAATATGGCAAGTCATCGAGTGCCATTGACCAGATGCGCTTGTTGCAGGGCATCGAGGCCAAAGTCACAACTGGTCAACCCAACCTGATGACGGGTGAGCCAGTCTTGGCAGCGTCAGCATTGCGCAGACAAGTGGCCGCCAAGGCAGAGGAAATTGGCACTCAATTGTCGCCAGCGGCTCAGACCCGTTTGGACAACATCATCAACGAGATCAATCGTGGTCAGGCTGCAACTGCACCGGGCGTGAAAGCCCCTGGTTCAAACACATTCCAAAACATGAGCATGGGCAACCTGATTGGCCGAGTGTTTAGTGAGTCATTGGCTGATAACACCACATTGCGCACCATGACAAGGCCACTGGACTTTCTTTATAAATTGCCTGATCAGCAGATTCAGCAATTGCTTGTTGAGGCTATGCTTGATCCCAAGTTGGCAGCAACAATGATGGGCAAGGCCAACATTATGAAAGTCGAGCCATTGGCCCAGTCACTGCGCAAGAAGGCTGAACAAATGGGATTTGGCGCGGCCATTGGTGCGCAAGAATAACTAAGACCCAAAAAACGCGGCCACAAGTGGGTCGCGTTTCACAACCCGTCTTTTCTGCCTGCGTCTGGCAGCGTCAAAGTCTTTGTCATCTGCACTCATTTTGTCGCGGTATTTCCTGATTCGGTCTGATCCTGGCACTGGCCCAGGCGCTTCAGCGTCAACCCCATCACCCCATGACCACAGAGGCCGCCACTGGCCATTAGCGCTCACTCTGGTATATCCACTGATATATACCAATTCGTGGCGGTGCAAATCAAACAGAATCCTTGCAGCACTGCGCCTGGCACAAAAGCACAACTTGGCCAGATCAAGGTCTGACAGATTGCCTTTCTTTTGGAGCGCTGCCTCAATGGCAGGGCTTACACGGGGTTTTAAGCCTCTGGCCATGTGCTGGTCTCCATTCTGGCTTTTAAGCGCTCCAGCATTGTTTTGACAACGAATGCACGGGTTTTGACTTCATTGGGGATTGCATGGCCAAAGACTTCTGGGTGCAGTAAGTCATTGACCAGGTCAAGGCAGGCATCAATGGCTGGTGGCAAGTCATTGGTCATTGTATTTTTCCAGCGCTGACACTTCAATGTGGTCCACCAAGCCCTGCAAGATCATGTGCGCAATGTCCACATCAGTGCCAGCGATGTATGCGTTATTGAGGGTCATTGATTCATCAAGGTCTGGCTCATAAGGTGAGCCATGGGAATCGGTCGAGCCTTTCTCTTCTGGGCTGTATTCCAGAAAACATATAAGGTCCACATCCTCCACAGTGCAGTCGAACTGGAACAAGCCTCTGGGGCAGTTAGGTGTTTGGTTCATGCTCAACCCCTCCAAGCCAACATCACGCCAATGCCACCAAAAATAATGATGGCCAAGGTCCATTCGATCAGGGTAGTAATGATTTTCTGTTTCATCGGTTTCTTTCGTTAATGGGGCCGAAGCCCCGTGGGTTTTATTTAACGGCCTTTAAAACTTCACTATCCACCCAGTCGCCAATCTGGGCAGGCATCCAGCCGTTTTTTTGTTGACGGCCAAGATGGGTGCTGGCCATGTGGCAATAAGTATTGCCATCACGCTGTGCGCCCACAGCGACAATGCGCCATGTGTCGCCCATGTGGACAATGACTTTGTTGAAGAGCTGGTTTGTGTTCATTTCGTTTACTCCGGTTTGTGTTGGTGTAACGAATTATGCCAGAAAACAAATAACTGTAAAGAATTATTTTTATGTGTTGTTTTTATACATAAAGCGCAATTAGAATGCGGTCATGCAATCAATTCACGATATCAAGGCAAAGGCCAAGGCTCACAAGATAACCATGGCTGCGGTGTGCAATGAGGCTGGCATCCAGCAGTCCCAGGTAAGCCGATGGTTATCTGGGACTGTTGAGCCGTTATGGACATCAGTCAATCAATTGCACTTGGCGCTTAATAAACTGATCGACAAATCACCAGTCGTTATCGACTGATTCGGCAGCAGCTGGCGCGGCCTTGCTGGCCACCACGCCAAAGTCACTGGCAGCTGTTGGCTTTGCACCACCCAGCGAATCACCCTTAGACAAAAGCATGATGTTGTTGAGGCCGTAAGACACGCCCTTATTGCCTGCCTGGTCATAGGCATAGGCATTCAGACTGACTCGACCAAAGTCGCCAGACACAATGTCTTGTGATCCAAGAATGTCATGGCCATGGGCATCTACTGCGCCAGGCTTGTTTGTGCTTTTGGTGTTGAAGAAATAATGGCCAGCGTACTCTGGGCCAAGTGGGCCGCCATCAGATTTGACTTCTGTATCGCCATCACGCAAGGGATTGCGCACTGTTTTCGGAATCT